CGTGTCGGTGTTTGAGAAGTTTCTGTTAGAGCAACAGAAGCAGGCCATCAATAACGCTAGGCACGTCACCGCGTTTCAGACCAAGCATCAAAACCGCTGGGTGAACGCCAAGGATGTGTTTTTCAACGTGCAGCGGTGGATCGATGCGGAAGTTTCTGGCCTTGCTATCGATGATTTCCTTGGTCAACCTTGCCGCATTGGACTTGACCTTGCATCCAAGGTCGATATCGCGGCAATCGAGATTGTATTTCGACTTGATCGGTGTTCCTGCGATCGTGCGACAAGCTTAATAGCGGGCGGGTACAAGTACGCGCGCTTCGGCCGTTATTACCTACCCTCCGCGGCGGTAGACAGGCCAGAAGCCGAGAATTACCACACGTGGAAGGATCGTTTCATCATCGCAGATGGTGAAATGAACGATCAGACGCAGATACGAGACGATATTATTGATCTGCGCAATAAGTTTCAGTTGGAAGAAGTCGCATACGACCCAGATCAGGCCCGTATGATGGTGAGTGAGCTTGAGGCTGATGGCATCAAGTGTACTGAAGTCACCGCTTCCATGAAGAATTTCTCCGATCCCATGAAGGAAATGGACGGATTAATTCGGGAGCGGTGCATCGCGCACGACGGCGATCCCGTTTTTTCGTGGATGCTATCGAACGTTGTCACCAAACCAAATCATCGCGATCAGGTTTACCCGCGCAAAGAGCGGGATGAAAACAAGATCGACGGCCCTGTCGCACACATCATGGCTTTAGGCCGGTGGATGTTGCTGGAAGATGAAGAGCCCTCCGTCTATCGCACCCGCGGCATTCGCTTAGCCGGATAATCTGGATATCTAATGGGAATTCTTGACATCTTCCGGCGCGCTCCGGAGGCGCCGCAGCAGATGCCAGAGCGGACTCAGCCGCGTTCGTCTAACACGCAATACTTCACGGGCTGGGACGATCCGAATCTTGCGCCGTTTGTGCGCGGAAGTGAGACCGCGAGCGGCGCATATGTGTCGTCGTGGTCGGCGCTGCATAATACGGCGGTGTTTCGTTGCGTAGACTTGATTTCTAGTAGCATTGGGATGTTGCCGCTTTACTTGTACAGTGGGGCGCGTGCCGGAAATCTTGAGCGCGCAATTGATCATCCACTGTATGACGTGCTGCAAATTCAGCCGAACGGATGGCAGACTGCTTTCGAGTTCAAAAAGCAGATGCAAGCCAACGTGCTTACGCATGGTAATGCCTACGCGCAGATTGTTCGGTCGGGCAAGCGTGTCATTGGACTGATTCCGCTCAAGCCGACTAGTGTTTCGGTTGAGCAAAATGCCGATCTGTCGCTGACGTACACAGTTACGTCGGTGGGCGGCAAGACGCGTATGTTGCCGCAGAGTGAAGTGTTTCATCTTCGCGACCTAAGCGAATGCGGCGTGAAGGGCGTGTCTCGGGTTCAGTGGGCAAAAGAGGCGATCGGCCTTGCGCTCCAGACGGAACAGGCTGCGGGCAGGCTATTTAAGAATGGGACTCTTGTTGGTGGGGCGCTTACCCACCCAGGGAAGCTCGGCGACGAGGAATTCGACAACCTCAACAACAGCCTGAAAGAGAAATACACTGGCGCGGAGAACGCGCATAAGTGGCTTATCCTTGAAGAGGGCATGAAGGTCGAGACCTTCGCTCAAACGGCGAAGGACAGCCAGGCCGTTGAGACCCGTAATCAGCAAGTAGAGGAAATCGCACGCGGCTTCGGCGTACCACGTCCCTTGCTGATGATGGACGATACGAGTTGGGGATCTGGTATCCAGACTCTAAGCCTTCTGTTCGTGAAATTTGGCCTCGATCCGTGGTTTGTTGCGTGGGAGCAGGCTATTGCGCGCTCACTTCTGACTCGGGAAGAGCGCAAGGATTACAAAGCGGACTTCGACGAGCGCGAATTGCTTCGCGGGTCGACGACAGAGCAGATTGAGTTCGTGACAAAGGCGCTTGGTGCCGGTGGTTCGCGCCAGGTTATGACGCAGAATGAAGCGCGCGACTATGTTGGGTTGCCAAAGAGTGACGATCCGGACGCCGACAGCCTCAAGAACCCAATGACTCAGCCGACTGGTGCGCCGGCAAATGACAATAGTGCGCCAGATACAGAGAAAACAGCATAGATGAGACTTGATCGGACGCCGGTTGAGGGACTTTCGCGCCCTGCGTCGTATCGGGCTGACGTCCCTGCGCGCCATTTGGCTGCGTGGACGCAACACCCGCTTGCTGCGGAGGCCGACGAGGCCAATACCATCTCGATCTATGACGTGATCGGTGAAGATTGGTGGAGTGGCGGGGGCTTTACGGCCCAGCGTATGGCCGCGGCGTTGCGGTCCATCGGATCCAACCCGGTAACGGTGAATATCAATTCGCCAGGTGGCGATATGTTCGAAGGGTTGGCGATTTACAACCTTCTTGTCGAGCATCCGGCTGAAGTCACCGTCAAAATCATGGGTATCGCGGCTTCTGCCGCGTCGATTATCGCAATGGCCGCGGACAAGGTGCTGATGGGCACCGGCACGATGCTTATGGTGCATCATGCGTGGGGGTTGGCGATCGGTAACTACCACGACTTTACGGAATCTGCCGATCTGTTCAAGAAGTTCGACGAGTCCATGGCGTCGATCTATATGCAGCGCACAGGTCTGTCTCACGATGAAATTTTCACGCTGCTTGATGGCCCGAATAAGAGTTCGGACGGTACGTTTCTGACCGTAGCGGAGGCTGTTGATAAGGGCTTTGCCGATGGCAAGTTCGATAAGAAGGGCGATGCGGTCGCAAAGGCTTCCGTCCCCAACAGTGTGATGGCAAAGCGGCGCGCGTGTGCAGCCATGGCAGCACAGGGCATGTCCCGCAAGGAGCAGCGCGAGATACTGAACGCAATTCAAGGCACGCATGACGCTGCCTCAACCGCCACGCATGACGCTGGCGAAACATCCGAAGCCGAAGTCGGCGCGGAGAAGATGGCCGCCATTAAAGCGGCGTTTTCCAGCAATCTTTCCATTCTACGAGGCTAACTAATGACTGTTGAAATTACCGCTCTAATTGAAGAGCAGGGCAAGGCGTTTGAAGCGTTTAAGGCTGAGCACGATAAGGCTCTGGCTGATATCCGCAAGGGCACCGAAGACGTTGTGCGCACCGAAAAGGTCGAGCGCATTAACACCGCCGTGTCTGAATTGCAGGCCGCGCTTGACGAGCAGGCAATGAAAATTGCCGGCCTTCAGGTTGGCCCGCAGGACGCCGCCGACAAGAAGGAAGACAAGGCGTATAGCGATGCTTTCGCTAAGTTCTTCCGTGAGGGCGATGAACGTGAGTTGCGCGCGGCCATCAAGAACGCGCCGCAGGCTTCCGCGACCGCCAACACCGGCACGCCGTCTGAGGGTGGGTACTACACTCCGGTTGAGTGGGACCGCACTGTGGTTGATGCGCTGAAGATTGTGTCACCGATGCGTAGCATCGCCACGGTGCAGTCGATTAGCACCAACTCCTTCACCAAGGTCTACAATGACCGTGACGCAGCCTCTGGTTGGGTTGGTGAAACTGATGCGCGCAATCCTACGGCAAGCCCGAATCTGGCGAGCGAGCAGTTCGACTGTGGTGAAATTTATGCCCAGCCGAAAGCGACGCAGCGCATTCTTGACGATGGCCTGATCGACATTGAGACCTGGCTTGCTAACGAGGTTCAGACCGAGTTCGCATACCAGGAAGGTCTCGCCTTCATTAACGGAAACGGCTCTAACAAGCCGCGGGGTATTCTCGACTATACCGGTACGAGTGCCCATCCGTGGGGACCGATCGAGACGGTGAAGTCTGGATCGGCCTCGACGCTGACGACTGATGGTCTGCTCAATCTGGTATATGACTTGCCGAGCGAGCGCACCCCGAATGCGCGGTTCGTTATGAACCGTAAGACCCAGGGTGAAGTTCGTAAGCTGAAGGATGGCCAGAATAACTATATTTGGCAGCCCGGCTTGCAGCAGGGCCAGCCCGCGGCCATTCTCGGCTTCCCGGTAACTGAAATGGCTGCGATGCCCGACGTCGCCGCGAACGCTATCCCGGTGGTGTTCGGCGACTTCTCCGGCTACCTGGTGCTCGATCGTGTCGGCGTCCGCATCCTGCGCGACCCGTTCACTGCCAAGCCCTACGTGTTGTTCTACACTACGAAGCGCGTTGGCGGCGGCGTGGTTGACCCGACCAAGTTCCGTTACCACAAGATTGCTTCGTAACCAACATGAGGGGCGGTTTACCGCCGCCCCTCATTACTATCGAGAGGGAATATGAAAGCGACTGCCACCAAAGAATTCAAGGGCGTCCCTGATGGCCAGCACTATCCCGTCAAATTTGCCGTTGGCGATGACGTTCATGGAGACTTGGCGTGTGTTGCTGTCGAAAATGGATGGGCTGACGTTTCGCGTAGCGTCTCGACTGGCACCCATCACGTGGATGTTGCCGCGGTAGAGTCGGAAGTCGCGGCAGTAATGACCGAAGATGACGAACCCGTGAAGCGCAAGCGCGGGCGCCCTCGCAATGACGATTGATGTCGCTAAGGCAAAGGTTCATCTCCGCGAAGATTTAGTCGACACCGCGAATGACGCGCTGATCCAGACCTATATCGACGCGGCAACGGCATGGGCGCTTGGTTATTGTAATGTCGACGCCGTACCGTCTGGTGCTGAGGCGCAGTTTGATGCTGCAGTCTTGTTAACGGTCGGTGATTTTTACATGAACCGTGAAGCGAGCGTCATTGGGCAGACGTATACGGAGAATCCCGCCGCGAAGCGGTTGATTGATCCATTTCGGATGATGCGTGTCGGTTAAACCTTCGTGGTTTCCTAATTGGACCGGCCTAAAATGCGCGATTATCGCGAGTGGGCCGAGTGCTAAGGCGGAAAACCTTGATGTCTTGCGCGGTAACGCGCGCATTATCGTAATAAATGACAGTTGGAGGTTGGCTCCGTTCGCAGACGTACTTTATGCCTGCGATTCGGAGTGGTGGGAGCGCAGTCAGCCCGAGTTTGCCGGACTAAAGATATCCGGTCTTGGCGGCGGTGAGCATCAAGTTGAGGTTGCACGCGATCCGAGCGGGCGGTGGCTCAACAAGATGGTGTTTGAGCCGCTTGGCGTGGTGGGGGCCGGTGGCAATTCCGGGTTTCAGGCGCTTAACTTAGCGATCCAGTTTGGCGCTACAGATATTGCGCTGGTCGGCTTTGATATGCGAGTTGATCGCGGCATTCACTGGCATGGGCCGCACCGTAACGCAAAGAACCCGTCAGAGCGCAGCGTTGAAGTATGGCGCGCGCATCTAGATAACGCTTCCACAAGTCTGGTACAGCGCGGGGTGTCGGTAGTGAATTGCTCGGCGGTTTCGGCGCTGACACAATACAAGAAAGTTGAGCTTGAGGCATGGTTGGCGAGGCCGGCAGCGGAAAACCCACCATCCTCGTCAAGGGCATGGGCGGCCTAGGGGATTGTATTAGACAACGGGCCATCATTCGACAGTTGATGGTTAAAAATAGCGTTGTTCTGGAATCTCCATTTGTCTCGCTATACCACGACCTGATTGAAAATGGCCTGACGGTAATCCCGAAGAAAACGTCGCTTCGCACGCAGGAGAAGAACGTTAGGCGAGAGGCGGGCAAGTTTTCTAAGGCTACGGTGCCGAGCGGGCGTGTGATAACCGTAAATTATCCCCCATCTGAGGTGCGACGCCGCGGTTCTGTCATGGCTGCGATGTGCAACGTTACAAGCACCAACGCAGCGCAGGCCGATTTTAGGTTGCCAATACCTGAAGAATGGCATCTGCGAGCAGAGGCGTGGATTAAGAATTGGCGACCTAGTAAGCCAATTATGATTTATCGCCCGCTTGTGGACCGCCCGTCTGATTGGGGCGGGTGCAAGGCGCGTAACCCGGATCACGATGCATATGCTGAATTGTTTAATTCGATCCGCGATCGCTTTTTTGTTGTTTCGGTTGCTGATCTTGTCCCTGGTAAGGAGTGGATCGTCGGGCATCAGATCAAGGCAGATGCAGAATGCCACAGCGGTGAACTAGAGTTTGAAACGCTCGCCGCGCTGACTGCCAACGCTTGGATGGTGTTTTGCTCTCCCGGCTTCGCTGGGGTGTTATCTCAGGCTGTCGGGACGCCAGTTGCTATGGTGTTTGGCGGATACGAGCGCAGTAAATTCTTCTTCGATGGTGCTAAGGACGCTCCGGTTCTCGGCATAGACCCAATCATACCGTGCGAGTGCTTTAGTCACACGCATCGCTGTAAAAAGGAAATAGATGTCCAGCGCGCCAAAGCCCGCCTTGCAGTATTCGCCGAAGAAGCGATTGAGCGTCACCATCGACGCGCCGAAAGCCGACTTGAGCGGGTTGCCTGAGCGTTATGTATGGCCTGGCGAGTTGGACGTGCTTATCCATCTGGTGCGATCTGTTAATGCGCGCACCGTTGTTGAGTTTGGATGCAATAGCGGACGTACAGCGGCGGCAATTCTGCGCAATGTGCCGTCTGTGGAGCAATATGTCGGAGTAGACGTTCCTGCCGGATACGGGTTCGCCTGTAAGGTGCAGTCACACGAAGTGCCGCGCGTGCCGGGTGAACTGGCGCTAGACGACGAGCGGTTTGAATTGATGCTGCGTAAGCGCGGCACGTTCGATCTCTCGCCAAAAGACCTACCCGAATGCGATTTGGTGTTTATCGATGCTGACCATTCTGAAGCGGCTGTGCGACACGATCGCGAGTTGGCTCTGGCTGTTGTGCGCCCTGGTGGCCTTATTGTTTATCATGACGACAACGGTCTTTCTGTTGTCGATGTTAGTCGGGTACTGGATGATTTGCACGACCGCGGCGCAGATATCCGCCATGTGGCGGGGACGTGGCTTGCGGTGGAGTGGGTGTAGGTAAATGCGAGCCGGCACACTCAACAAACGCGCCACGTTCAAGAAGCCCACACGAACGCAGGATGCAACCGGCGGCTGGGTTACGACGCTTTCCGACTACATTACGGTGTGGGCGCAACTATCGCCAGAGCGCGCCAGAGAGAAAATCCAGCAGGGCCGAATTGCTAACGCCAGCGCAGGTGCCTTGCGAATCCGCAGTAGCACGCAGACACGCCAGATCGACGGCACATTTGTCGTGGTGGTGGATGGCGTGACGTACAACGTTCGCGGCTCGGCAAATCCAGATCAGCGCAACGATATGCTGGAAATTATTGTAGAGACTGACGGGACTAGCGCGGGTGCCAATTAAGGCGCGCCTAAGCCGGGCTACCATGGAGCGGCGTCTTTTTGCGCTTGCTCCAGCCGCTGAAAGCGCGATGGCGACGGCAATAGAAACAAGCGCCAAAGAGCTTGCATCCGCAATTCAGCAGCGTGCACCAGTCGGGAAGACCGGCGAATATCGCGACAGCATCATGGCGGTTCCGTTGGCCGGGTACAACGGCCCAAAGAACAAACTGGTTGGCATTCAGGTTTCGAAGTCGAAGTACGCTTGGGCGATTATCGCAGATTGGTACTGGAGATTTCTGGAATTCGGTACGCGCCCGCACACGATTAAAGCGAAGAATGTTTCCGATCTGGTGTTCTTTTCCAAGGGCAACAAGATCGTTACTCCCCAAGTAGAGCATCCGGGCGCGTCTGCACATCCGCATATCTTCAGCACCTATCGTGAAATGCGGAAACGTCTTAGATCGCGCATTTCACGCGCAGTCAGCAAAGCCCTGAAGAACCGTAATAAGTCATAGCGAGCGTGAATGTCAGACGGCTCAGTCGAGGTTCATGGTGCTGTGTTTTCGGCACTAAAGAACATGTCGCCATCGCTTGCGTCTGGTGGCGTCCATTCGCCGGCGCCGCAGGACACGCCGCTTCCATATGTTGAAATAGGCGAATCCAGTTCAGTTTCATCCGACGTGTTGGCGCGTTCGGGAAATACAGAATTCATCAGTATTCACGTCTGGACGTCTTCTGGAAGCTACGGCCCGGCAAAGCAAATCATTTCACGAATTCGCGACGCTCTGCATGCGCAGAAGTTGACTGTCTCTGGTCGGTCGTATGCGTCCGCGATTGTAACAAGCACCAGGGTTTTCGACGACATCGACGGCACGTCCGTTCATGGCGTTGTTTCTTTGACAGTCAATCATTTCGGCCCGGAGGAATCCTAGAATATGTCCCAGCAGGACGCGAAAGAACTTGTTATCGAGCGTGGCGACGGCGCTTCGCCTGAAGACTTCACGTTTGTCTGCGGTATTCGCAGCAAGACGTTCACGATGGCCAACGCCTCAATTGATACGACCGTTCCGAATTGCTCGGACCCGTCGCTCCCGATCGTAGCTACCGCGCGGCCCGGTCGTCAGACGCTCACGTTCCAGGGCGATGGCCTGTTCGACAACGCGGAAGTCGGCAAGGATGTATTTGACGACGCACGCTTGCAGCGCGAGACGAACTATCGAATTACGATTCCCGGCGTAGGCGCGTTCGAAGGCCCGTTCTTCGTGAGTGACTACTCCAACAGTGGTGATATGGAAGATCCGCTGGCCTTCTCGGCGACTTGGGTGCCGCTTGACGCGTCGCAGTTGACGTTTACGCCGGCGGCCTAATGTCTATTGCCTATAATTCTGAGCGGGGCGAAGTCCCGCTCACCATCGGCGGCGTTGAGTTGGTCATCGCCGCCGAGATGGGGAGGCTGGCAGCTCTGTCTACCCGGCTTGGCGCAAAAACGTTCATGGATATGTATGCGCCACTGGTAGGGGCCGAGATTAACGCGGTCATGGCAGGGGTGGAATTGCTGGCCGTGCGTGGTGATGTCGGCAAGGCGCTTAAGGAAATGACGCTTTCCGACCTTCGAACTTGTGTCGATGCTTTCGGTAAGGTGTTCGCCCATCACGCGGATAAAGTCCAGGGAAACGCCGAACCCGCCAAGGAGACGACGACAAGGAAGGATTCCCTTGGCGGGAATACCAAGGATTCGCAGCCGTAAGGCTGAGATGGTCGCCGACTGAATTCTGGGCGGCCACACTGACCGAGTTTTTAGTCGCGCTGAATTTCTGGTGCGAGGTAAACGAGGTCAAGAAGCATGACGCACCGTCGCGTGAGCGACTGGATCAGCTCAAGCGTCAACACGCCAAAAGAAAACGCGGAAAGTCAATGCCAGCCACTGAGTGGATGGCAAATGGCGGTACTTGGTAGGCAATGGCCGGCGAAACCGAAGACATCGTACTCCAGTTAACTGGCGACACCAAGCAATTCGAGCGAGCAATCCGTAGCGCGCTCGGGATTGTTAAGGGTGTTACCAGTGACATGGTTGCCGCGTTTGAGCGCGCTGGTGTCGCCATGGATGGCACAGGCACCAAAGCCACCAAGCTACAGCGCCAGATTGAGGCTCTGACTGGCGTAAACAGCGGCATGAAGGATCGTGCCGCCGATATCGAAGCGTATGGTTCGCAGTTGGATGCTCTACGAGCCAAATACAATCCGCTGTTTGCCGCGCAACAGCAGTACGTCCAGTCGCTAAACGAGATCAACCGTGCAGCGAAGGTTGGCGCTCTAAGTGAGAAAGAGCGCGTTGCAGCGATCGATAAGACCAAGGCGTCATTTGCGGCTCAGGTCAAAAATATCCGCGGTGTAAGCGGCGCAAACACCGAGCTTGAGAAAACCGGCGAACTTGCGCGGCACGAATTAATCAACCTCTCTCGTCAGATTCAGGACGTCGGCGTTTCCTTGTTTTCGGGGCAGTCGTTTACGACGGTCCTTGTGCAGCAGGGTGCGCAGGTCGCCGATATTTACGGCTCGTCTAAAACTGGCACTGTTGGCGGGTCGCTCAAACAACTCGGCGGTATCATAGCATCTGTAATCACTCCGATGCGGCTGCTCGGCGTGACCGCAGTCGCGACAGGTGCGCTCGCAATGGCAAGCCTTGCAAGCTGGAAATCGTACACGCTCCAGCTCGATGATACTGCGCGCGCCGCAGGTGCGAATACCAATGAATTGATGCGGCTTCAGGCCGCAGCTTCTATCAAGGGCATCCCGCTAGACGACTTCACCAAAGGCATCGAGCAGTTTGGTAAGGGTGTATACGACGCCACTAATAATATGGGTGGCCTTGCCGAGGTTCTGCGCGTTAACGGCATGCGCGCGTCCGATTTTGAGGATGCTCTCGGCAAAGTCGCCGACCTTATCAAGAATGCGAAGAATGAGCAGCAGGCTTTATCAATCCTACAGCAGGCCGGCCTTCCCGCAACCATGGAGTGGGTGCGGCTTCTGTCTGGTGGCAAGGACGGCCTGAAAGCCGCCAAGGACGCGGCCCTTCTGTTTGGCGAATCTGCCGACAAGGAGATGATCGATAAGGCGCGCCAGTTTGACGAGGCGTGGAATAAGGCGCAGACGAATTTTGGAGTTGGCTGGCGCAACGCCGCGATGAACGCGGGGTCGTGGATAGATGCGCTGTACGAGAAGCTGCGCAGGGCACCTGTCGTCAACCTGCCTATCCCAGGTAATGTAAAGGGCGCTCTTGTAGAAGATGCTATCCGTCGCGGTCGTGGAACGACCTTGACTGCCGATAGCGACGTCAGTTCGTCGTACAGCTTTATGCAGCCGTCTAAGGTTAAAAAGACGGAAGACCCTGCCGTCGTCAAGGATCGCATTGCCAAGGCGCAGCAGTATCTCGGGTTGCTCGGTCAAACTATTACCGCGTCCGAGGCGCGCCAACAGGTTGAATTGCAGCTAGCCGCAGCGGCAGCGGCGGGCGTTGGGATAGACTCTAAGCGCGCTGAGGTTTTGAAGAAACTTGCCGAGGAGAATATTCTCGGAATCACTGCCATCAAACAGCAAGCCGACTCCTATCGAGTGGAGGCTGGCTCTGTTGGCATGGCGGTGGGGCAGGCTGCCGCTTATGTTGCCGCACAGAATGCATTAAATGAGGCGCGGCGGAACGGGCGTGCTCTAACCGCACAGAACATTGCAGACATTAATAAAGAGGCGGAAGCGCTCGGCCGGGCCGCCCAAGCCGCCGCGAACAGGCGACTTGGTAGTGATATTAATTTCGAGCGGTCGCAGATTGGGTTGTCCGATAGTGAGCAGTCAGCAAACTCTCGTATTCGGTCGGTTTTCGGCGACGATGTAAATTCGGCGCAGGCGCAGTTCTATAAGCAACAGCTTCTTCTGAATGAAGCAATGCGCCAGTATAATGATCTCGGTAAGGATGCTTTTAAGGGTATCGCGCAGGATCTGCTTGCTGGCAAGTCTGCAATGGAGGCCCTGTCAGGCGCTCTGAATAAGATTGCGTCAAAGCTGATCGACATGGCTGCGGACAGCCTGTGGTCGAATGCGTTTGGCGGCAGCGGTGGACTGCTTGGCAGCCTGTTTAAGGGAAGCTCTGCGCCGGGCTCGTTTATGGTCGGGTCGCAGTCATTTCCCATGTTTGCATCTGGCACAAACTTCGCGCCCGGTGGCCTCGCCATCGTCGGAGAGAAAGGGCCAGAGCTTGTAAATCTCCCGCGCGGTTCGTCGGTCACTCCTAATAATAAACTCGCAGGGGCAATGGGCGGTGCCATTACGGTTTCTGCCGGTACCACTATCACCATCCAAGGTAGCGCAGATCAGGCCACGCTCACTCTGATGCGTCAGGAACTTGCGCGACGTGATGCGGAGTTGCCTTCCCGTGTGGTGCAGGCGGTAGAGAAGGCAAAATCAGCGAGGACGTTGCGTTGAGTTTGTCCGAGCCGTTTGATCTTCTGGCCGATCTTCCTGGTTGGACGACGCAGTTTGAAGTTGCTTGGCGGCAGGAGCAGTCGCGCGCTGCAGGCGGGCGCACCTACGTGAAAGACCTGGGCGACCCGTTGTGGGCGCTAACGGCGCAGTCACGGCCGCTCAGCCCGAATGAATTGGATTATTGGCGCGCGCGTCTGAATGCCATGGAGAATGGCTTGGCGACGTTCTGGGGCTATTCCATGTCGCGATGCTATCCTATTAAGTATCCGCGCGGAACGTGGTCCACGGGCGCTGGCTTCGACGGCAATGCCACGCTTAACAGCGTTGGAGCAAACAACAAATCCGTGTCGATCTCTGGCTTGCCGGTTGGGTACGTCGTGTCGGCTGGTGACTATATCCAGATCGGCGATGCAGACCTTCATCACGTTGTGGAAGACGCAACATCCAACGGATCCGGCATCACACCTGAGTTTGAGGTTCGCCCGCATATCTGGCCGGGTGTAGACGCTAACGACAGCCCCGCGCCTATTGTGAAGGTCAAGCGGCCTGCCTGCATCATGGCGATCGTGCCGGGTAGTGTGCAGAGCCAAGCGGACCCTCAGACTGGCTGGGGCGCGGTGTCGTTTCAAGCGATGGAGGCGCGGTAAGTATGCGCGCTCTCCATCCAGACATTTACGAAGCGCTATCCGACCGCAAACTCGTGGCGCGCGACTTCATCTGGTTCGTCGTCCGCGATGCCACGACGGGCAATCCGGTGACGGACGGCTACTGGTCTGGTGCCGGCACCATAAACGCCAGTGTCATTGATCCCGACACGGGCGGCGCGGTGTCGCGGCAGTTCGTCGGTGCGGGCGGGCTTATCCAGATTTCGGATATTCCGCTGGTGTCGAATGTCACCGTGCAGAACGTGACGGTGCAGTTGAACCAGGTCATGGACCGCATCAACGAGCTGGTGCGCGATTATGACTGTAAGCAGGGCACAGTTATCATCTGGCGCGGGCTATACAATCCCGACACGCGCAAGATGGTACAGGCCGCAATTCCGCGGTTCTATGGCTTCATCGACACGATCGAGATCAACACGCCCAGCGAAAACAGCGAGGGAGGGGTTGTCCTCACCTGCACCTCGCATACGCAGGAGATGACGCGATCGAACTCCGACACGCGCTCAGATGCATCGCAGCGGCTACGGCTCTCGACGGATAACTTCTACGTCGGCACGACAACGGTGGGCGATCAAGAGCATTTCTGGGGGCGGGTGAACGGTAAGCTGGAAACGTCGAAGTCGACCTACAACCGGAAATTCAATTGATGATCCGACGCGGACGACTGTCTGACATCGCCGGTATTATCGAGTTACTGCGACGCCATCACGTCGAAAAGCAATTCGATTTCAAGTTCAACCCGGTTTTGCTGTCTTCTACGGTCACTCACGCTATGACAGCGCGAGACTGGTTGTGTCTCGTCGGAGAACGCAGCGTTCTAATAGCTTCCTACTTCGATAGCCCATTCGGTGCTGGACGCCTGGCTATGGAACATATCGTTCGTGCGGAGACGCCCGGATTGTTTGCAGGCCTTATCAAAGAATACGAACAATGGGCTGTAGCGAACGGGTGCGTTAAGGCATCTCTTTCGTGCACTGACAGGTTTTCCGCCTTCACGCGCCTCTACAGCCGGCACGGCTATCGACCATCTGAAATGCAGATGGTTAAGCACCTAACATAATCGGAAATATATGCCCGTTTTTTCTGCTGCTATAGCCGCAGTGGCAGCTATCGCCTCCGGCGTTGGCGCTTTCATCGGCGGTCTCGGCGCGATCGGCACGTTTGCGCTGCAGATGGCGGCCGGTATCGGCGTCAGTTATCTTGCGAAGGCACTTGCCGGTAAGCCAAAGCAGCAGGACGCATCGAACGGAGTTTCTGGTGTCCAGGGAAAGCTGCAAGCCGCTGGCGACGTGCCGCGCCAGTTCATGCTCGGCAAGGGCGCTACGGCGGGATCACTGGTGTATGCCAATGCGTGGGGTAATGACGGCGACACGCCGAATGCATACTTCACGCAGGTTATCGCCCTCAGCGATTTGCCGGTTAAGGGACTTCGCGGCGTCTGGGTGAATGGTGAGTACGTCACGTTGACGACGGAGAATCCGTCTTTGTCGTCAGATTCCGCCATAGACATCTGGAAAGATGCTTGGGCTGCGTGCATAGCAGCCGGTCTTGCGCCGATGTTTAGTGACGAAGGACGCGCCTTCGTCAGCAACTACATCGCGGCGCACACTGGACAGACCCCCGGCACTGGCGGCATTACCGATTGGGGCTATCCCGTCCTTGAATATCGGAAGGACGGCAAGGACCACCTCTGGATCAAGTTCTACGATGGTACGCAGACTGTTGCGGACCCGTTCCTGACTGGCCGGGTTTCGACGGTAGCAAGGCCCTATGGCGCCTCGCGTGTCGGCAAGGGTATTGCCTATGTGATCTGCACATCGCTGGTGAATGACACTCTATTTACTGGCTTCCCGCAGTTCTTGTTCGAACTTGATGGCGTCAAGCTGTACGATCCATCGAAGGATGACACCAACGGCGGCGAGGGCGACCAGCGCTATTCCGACCCGGCGACATGGGGCGGTGACGGTGACGATCTGCCGGCAGTGCAGATCTACAATCTGCTGCGCGGTATCAAATACGGCGACGACTGGCTTTACGGCTTCCAGAATTTCTCCGGTCGCCGCGCTATTGCTGAAAACTGGATCGCGCAAGCCAATAAGTGTCGCGCTCTGGTGGAGGGGCCGAACGGTCAGGAGCCCACTTACAGGTCGGCTGGACAGATCGCCGTTGATACGCCGCTTGGCGACACGGTCGAGGCGCTTCTAACGTCCTGCCAAGGTAAGCTGTCCGAGACAGGCGGCTTCTACAAGATGCATTGCGGCGAGCCCGACAGCCCGTCATTCTTCTTTACCGACGACGATATTCTCTCGACCGAGGAGCAGAGCTTTACGCCGTTCTTCGGCTTGGCTGATACGGTCAACGGTATTTCTGGCAAGTATCCTTCGCCAGAAGAGGGTTGGGCCATGAAGCCCGCGCCTCCTGTGCTGCGCACAGACCTTGAAGCCCGCGCTGGCAATCGACGGCTTCTGTCCGACGTGACGTTTGATTTCGTGCCGCATGCGCCGCAGGTGCAGCGGCTCATGAATTCTGCGCTTCTGGCGGCGCAGCGCGCACGGCGACACACTTTCTCGTTCGGGCCGAAGTTCTGGTTTGTCGAGCCGGGCGACGTTGGTGCTTATACGTCTCAGCGCAACGGCTACGCCGATAAGCTGTTTGAGGTAAATGGCGCGGTCGACAAGGCCAACCTTGATATC